TAAGGCACCTGAATGACGTTGTCACGAGACTAAAGGCCGTGGGGTTGCACCCTGCGTTGATTGCCGCCGTCCAACAAGAGATCCGACGAAGGGAGACAGATCAGGGCCCGGAGGGGACCTGTATCTGGTTAAAATCCCTGAAAACGGATTTCGTCAGGCTCTTAGCAGGAATGGCGCCTGTGGGGGTCTACGCCAAGAAAACCGTCAGAATCAATGGGGAGTTGATGAGAATCCCCAAAGGTATATTCGGGCGGGTATTCGTTCTTGGCCTCCGCGCGAAATCGCGGAAAGTAGCCCATCAGGTATGGCAGGTTTTGATTGCCTACACCCGGTATAAACACCAACCTGGTGCTGTCAGTCATCGGCAGTGGAAGAAGTTTTCGACCGCTGTACGTAAGCCGGAGCCAACGAAGGCCCAACTGCGCGAAGCACAGTCGTACCTGGCACTCGGCCTTGGTACTCTGCCAAGGTACCCGGGTATTGACATGATCCCTAGGCCTCTCATCACTACGCAACCACGAGAGGGCAAAACGGTCCCTCACCTCTCACGTCAGACTTTGCCGGAGAAATCCGGGTTGCTGCACCAAGCGGCACAGTTCATGCAGTACAATCGGATACCCAGGGGTGTGATTCCTCTGTTAGGTCCCGTACTGCAAGGGACTCCATATGACGCGAAGTGGCTACATGCTGTCAGCACAAACTCGCCTGTAAGGGCGGGCTATGTTGGCAACATCGGGCTCCTTCAGGAGCCCGGACTCAAATTGCGCGCTGTAGCTAACCCTAACAGGGTGTTACAAAACGCACTAGAGCCATTGGGTCGCTCTTTGTTTAAGTGGTTGCGATCGATCCCAGAAGACTGCTGTTACCACCAGGAAACTGGTGTGTTCAGCGCGCAAGAGTGGTTAACTCAAGGGAGGAAAGTCTACTCCCTTGATCTGGCGAATGCGTCAGATACGATTCCTCTATCGCAGTTAGCCGGTTTGCTCAGGGCCGTGAAGGTCCCTGACGAACACATCCAGCTGCTCCGCTATGCGGCGACTGGGACATGGTTAGTCCCGTTAGCCTCAACAGTGCGGGAGGCAGTGGAGATACGCTGGGCTCGCGGAACTCCGTTAGGCCTATATCCCTGCTTCGCTCTCTTCTCACTCTGGCACCACTGCCTCGTAAGGGGCATTTGTGTCAAGATGGGAGTTGAAGGCTTCCCTTACCGTATCCTAGGTGACGACATCGTCATCGCAGATGGTAAAGTAGCGGAAGAGTATAAGCGCATAATGGCTCTGATCGGGGTCGACATATCCATGGACAAGACCATCGCATCGGCTAAGGTCGCCGAGTTTGCGGGTCGAGTCATCACGAGAGGAGCGATCCTCCATGGACTTAAGTACGGGGACGAGACCAATGACAACTCGTTCCTAGAACAAGTTAAATTTTGTGGCCCCCGCGTGATCCCATACCTGTTGCCTAAGCAAAGGCACGTTGCGAGGTGGCTTTCCTATGCCGCCCCGCCGGTTGGTATGGGGTTTAATCCCGATGGCCTGTCGTATGGAGAGCGCTTAGCGCGAGCTATAGCGTGGGAGCTGTCAGCTCCCCGCAAGTCTTCTCCGACAGTGGTCGTCCAGATCCG